TTGAATTTTTTGTGCTTGAAAGTCTAAATTAGTTTGAACTTTAATCAAATCCATTCGGTCTTTTTGAGCACTTTGAATTATTTTTGATTTCGTTTTCTGTAATTCCTTAATGTTATTTTCAGTTCGGTCTATAATATTTTTCAAATACTCTGGAGATGCTTGTCTAAGCATCAAATCCATCATTTGCATATTCATTTTACTTCGCTCTTGAAAATAGCCATTGTAAAACGTCACAAATGCTGGAACACTAGGATTGTAGTCTGGTTTGAAATATGGTTGTATCATTTAGTACCCCGCAAATAATAATCTTGTTTTTGCTCTTTCAATGCCAAAATCGGTTGCCATTCTTTTGAGTTCGTCGTTGCTTAAATTAGGATTTTGCTCTTTTAGTATTGTCATATATCGTTGGATTTTTTCAGGAGATAACTCATCTTGTAATTGTGCTTCAGCAGCTTTATTTGCACCAAAAGTACCAGCCATCTGAGCCACAGAACCCGTTATACGATTTGTGAGATTCCGTAAATTTTCTTGTTGATATGCTTGTAGTTCATTCAGTTCTCTCCTCTCCATCTCCTTACGTGCCATCTGTTGTCTTGCTACTTCTTGTCCTGCTCTAGACAAGGCATCTGTCATTTGGGCATCCCTACTATCTCTGAGCCTTCTCAAATCAGCTGCACTCCTTGTTTCACCCATACCAGCCATAACTGCTTGTTGTTCTCGCTCTGACTCTTCTGCCATTGCTCTTATTGGACGAGTCATGTACTTCATTGTTTCTGCGTCTTGCTTTTGGTCTACGCCTAGTTGACCTTTGGCTCTCCTTTCTTCTAGTTCTGCTATTCTGTCTCTTGCTTCTCTCCTTGCAGGACCCATGTAATTCAATGCCTCCGAACCTACTTCTAGACCTAATAATAAGCCCATTGCTTTTTGCTCGGCACTGAAATTTTTAAATCCTTTCTTTGCCTTCTCCCCTAGTTGTTTCATATCTTTGGGATCTTTTTCCTTTATTTTTTCTTCAACTTCTTTTATGGTTGTGGTTGGTTCTAGAGTTTGTTCTTTTGGTATTATCTCCTCATTCTGCAGTATTGGTTCTGGTGGGATTTTTCGTCTTTTTTCATCAAGTTTTTGTTCCATGACTTTTCTTGATTTCTCATTTAATGGATAGAGAGTGCCTTCTTGATCTTGAATCCTATATGGAACTCCATCCTTGTAAAAATAAGTGTATATATCATCAACCACAGTCTCTTCTAGTGGTACGTCTTCTTCTGTTATTTTTGATGCAGAAGATCCCCCTATTTGTTCATCGGTATTTTTTTGATTTAGTGATGCTTCTGACAGTACTTTATCAGTATTTTCATTTATAAAATCTATTTTCTGTTGTTGTTGAGCGTCTGCTTCTTTAATCAATGTCATGGGTACAGTCTCTTCAGAACCATCCTGAAATACAATTATTTTCTGTGGGTTTGAAACATTAAATTGATTGTAAGGAACTTCTTTTACTGCTACGATTTTTTGTTCTCTTAATTTATCCTTTAATCCTTGAGCATATTGACCAATCATTTGACTATCTTCGTTTTCAAATTGTAAGACATAACTGTCAATATTATCTGCCAAATATAAATTCAAATAACCATAGTCTGTCAGAGGTTGCTCTAGTGTTCTCTTAGTTCTACTTTTACGAATTCTATTAAAATAATTTTGTAACTCTATGAGTTTTTCCTCTTCTGTTTTTTCATCATCACTCATTTTACGCACCATAAGTTGTTTGTTTAAATTTATCATATGAAGAGACATATGGCTCATCTACTTCCAACTCTAGTTCCATTGGGGGTTCCATATTTTGGTAGTAATCTCTTCGTGCATAGGCTTGAGCATCGTCTTTCATTTTTCTTTCAGCCTGTTTCTGTTCTTTCTCTATTTTTTTTAGTTCTTTGTATTGTTTGTTGGCCTGCAGTCCACCAATTATACCTCCTGCAACCAAACCAACTCCTGCTCCTATACCAGCCCCAAGTGGTCCACCAATCATTGATCCTATACTGCCTATTGTTGAAGCAGCTTGTAGTCCAGTACTAAAGACTCCATATCCAATATTTTTTTCTGCCATGCTAACCTCCTATAAATATTTTACATCAACAACGAATACTTTGCTCTTCACAACTACTCTTCCTCTTCCTGTTACAACATTAGAAAAACGGACACCAACATATATATGATTTACTCCTACAGATAGCGTTACCCTGGCCAATATGGATATGTTTTTCCTACCGTATGAAGTGTTTGCTTCTTGTTGATATAGGTTTCGCCTAGTCCCTCTAATACTTTGTACAGGCGCTCGACCTTGTTTCACAAACAATTCGAAATCGCACAAATCTCTATTCTCAGGAATTTCTGTGTCATAATTACCAACCTCAACTGCATAAAAATTGCATCTTACTAGGGCAGTTACTGTTTGGTTTAGAAATGGTGGAGCGACATGTATAGTTGCTGATAATCCGAATATCGGAGTAAAGCCTTCCCCTTGCCCACTATATAGAGAACTGTTGAAATTGACACGTCTATGATGCACATCACCACTTATTGACTCCACACGTGGGGCAGGTGAACCAAAAAAACGTAACGGTTTCATATGATACGTTTCTACCCAAGGAGTTGTTGATATGTCCGATGCTAATATACCTCCATTGAGAATGCTTTGCATTTGATTCCAATGGTTGGTAAAAGTTGAAGTGGTTATTGTGGTCGCACCGGCTACTATAGCAGGATTTACATACGTTAGTTGAACGTCTGCTAACGCCCAATACTCAAGGTTAGATACACGCGTTCCTACAGTTAGGATTCCCACATATGCCTCTGCTGGCAACGTAAATGTAACCGTAAAAGAATGAAATTGTTGGTTGTTAAAATTTTCATCTGATCTATTATAATACGCATGCATTGAGTTAACTTCCACCCACGTTCCTGTTCCTTCTTCAAATGAGGTGGTGTTGTATGCGACCTTAACTCTGTCAAATATGGTAGTACTTGCCCAAGCTCCATTTGGATGTTCAAAACCTGAAGATGCATTTGCTGATTTTCGTATTGCACTCAAGTGAGTTATATCTGTACTTGGTACATTACCACCAGCAATTATTTTAAATGTAAATGTAAACTCTCCACTTATCTTTGTACGAAACGATAAAATTCGTGGTCTGCCTGATTCTGCAAAAGTCATAATAGGTGTTGAAGTGCCAACACCACCAGGTATTACAGAAGTGGGCATATAAGCCCGGTATTGGAACCCACCAGTACCTCCGGGTGTTTCTAATGCTAAATTTGGGTTTGCAGACCCTTCAGGTTGCCACCACCAATTTGTCAAGTCTGGGTCTTTATATGTATAACCAAGGTGTGTTCCACCAGTTTCTAAAAGAGGACTAGCAGTTGATGTTCCACTAATGGTATCTACAATTTGACTTTCTCCATATCCCATAACTACCTCTTAATAGTTTCTATCTCTGCAAAATGACCATACACACCACATTTTGTATTTTCACGAACGTGCAGTGCTGTATTACCTTTTATTTCTAAAGTACAGAATATTTCTAGATTTGTAAAACCTAAAGCCTTATTAGGTAAGGCTTTGTTAAGATGCGTCACTATTGATATTGTTTCATCGAAGTTCTGTCTTTTTAGTTGATTTCCTTCGTATCTTATATTTCTTGTTGCAATATGCGAATTTAAACTACTAATAGTTCCTGTTTGAGAACTACAGGATAGAGATAATTCAAATTCCAAGAACGCGCCATCGAAGTTTACACCCACAGGAAAATCGGGGAAATAATATATATGAAAACTCGTCCTTAGAATTTGATCATGATTTATCATATCAAACGGTGGTGAAGTTGAAACAATTTTTATTGGACCCAGTGTTTTTGGTACTAACAAGGTGTGGGACTTTTCCAAAACATTTTCTTGGCTTCCATTATGAATGATACGTACTGAATTGTCTGCGAAATTATAATTGTCTAGGGATTGGTCATGTACATTTTCATTATCAATATTTGATGCTTGTGTTGTCCAACTTGCTATCGTACTATTGATTTTTGTGACTGTAAGAGCCTCTCCTTTTTTTGGCTCTGATATATTTACTTTTCCCATTATGCCTTCCTAAAAACTACAACAAGTTCGATATCGCCAAAGGTAACGCTTGCACCCGGGTCGAGTTCGGTTACAACCTTTGGGTCTTGACTCGTAGCTGTTGCTGATACTATAGTTGATACTGCAAAAGTCCTCGCCTCAACCTGTACGGTTACAAAACCGGCCTCTACAGGGAATGCCCCTACCATGTATCCATTACTTGATTTTTTTAAATTGTTTTCTTGTACGATTCTTGATATTTCAGTACCATTCACGGTTATTCTAACATCAAAATCTTGAACAAATTGTTCGACTTCTAATTCTTCAAGAGCGATCCCAAAATCCCAATTTCCTGACCAATCGCACATCAAAATTCCTTGGTGTTGTGTTTCAAATTCTAAAACTTGTACTTCTGTGTATCTGCTTTGATCGTATTCTAATGTAAAACCGTGTCCACGTTTACTAAGTACTTTATGAAATGCCTCTGCCTTGATTGATGTTGTAGTTATACATTTTTCAGGCAAATTATCTCGGTCTAGATGACCGTTGAACTCGTTCGTAAATTCCCTTACATTCACATTCCAATCATCCGGATTGATGAAGTCACCTGTTTGTGGTGTTATTTGTCTATACCTAAATGCCATTTCTACCTCGTAATGTTTCCACCAAATATCGAATCTAACGCAACAAATTCTTTTCTTGCCCCCAACCTCAATTCTAATTCAAATCCAATTAATTGTACGCGAGATCCTGTTGGTGTAAATTGAAACTGAATTTCACTTACTGGACCCTTATGCATTGTACTTATATCATATCGTAAAGGGATTGGTCGGAGATGCCACCAAACACTTGTTCCATCCCAAGTCGCGTCTCCATATTTAGGTGCGTTTTGGTCTTCAAGTACTCGTTCTTGATCTCGACTTAGGCTTGAAGTATATGCTGTTGCTAAATCTCTATTGGTATGAAAATTCATTTCCAAATCATTATCACCATACCCAATAACCATTGGATTGATCCTAACAATCTCAAAATGATCATACATAGATCTAGGGGAAATGTGAGTTGTTATATACTTCGGATTGACATTGTATTGACCCTTAGTTGTATATGCTCTAGAATAAACATACAAACCCTTTAAGAGCGGACTCGTTTCTGATGATGCGATGTAAACATAATTTCGATGGTCTTCTGATACAGCGATGTCATTAACTTTAAAATCTCTTGATATACTCCAATCACCTATTTCGTAATGAAATTTAAAGAGTACACAAGGAGTAACTTCACCTTGAGTTGGAGCTGCCAACCAATATTCTTTGTCGCGATGATTAATCACACTGCGACAACTTTTTGCAGAGGACGTATTTAAAATCGAAAAAATTTCTTCTATAGGTTGACCCAAGCGAACAATCTCAGTAACTGTACCCGTATTTTCTAATGCCCCTTTCAACATATAGAAACCATCTTGAGCAAGAAATATTAATCCTAGATTTGGTATTTCTCGAATACTTTTGGAAGCAATACAACCTACATCCTTTGTAAGAGTTTGAGCAAAAAAACCACTTACTGGATTACCTTTGATCAAATATATTCCTCTCGATTTGAATACTATTAATGCATTTTTTGTAGAGTACATTCCTACAATTTCACCAGCATTGCTATCTCCAACATTTATTTCGTTGTCAATCGGTATCTCTTCCGGTTGTCTTGGTTCAGAATATCGGATTCGTGATTCAAAGGTGTTAGCCAAAAACATTGTGTTTTTAAAGGTAGCAATCCGATTAAATCTTGATGACCACAGACCATATTGATCTTCGCTGTTCAAAGATCCTAAATCTGTATCTTCTCTTAGATCAGTAAATATTGTTGTTATATTATCTTGTATTTCTACAAGCAGATAAAATTCTTTTCCAAATGCAACATCCCGTTGCAATCCACCGATATCTCTTTGATTTTGTGTCCTATAAATTCTTCTAGCTACTGTTCCTGGAGGACCCAACGGTATTTTGAGCGTCAACATTATTTTTTCTGATGAAGGATTCTCAATTATTTTGTTGGTAGGTGATGACATAGGGCTTTCTTGCCCACGTTCATTTAGGAACGACACACGATAGCTGTATGATGCTTCTGTATTGTAATGTCCTAATCCAACTGCTGGGTCTTGAAATGGTTCAGTACCAGATTTGTTGTCAACCATATCTACTCGTAATTTAGGAGGAATAGAACCAAAACCTGCTCTAGATACCAAACGACCATCATACACCAAGGGTTCATCGTAGCCATTGACCATGTAAACTCGACCCGCAAATGTGTGAAAGTTTGTGCCCTCCCACTCTGTATCAATCATTGTTCGTTTTCTTGCCACACCATCAAAAACACGTCCATCAACATGCCATAAATATCTCCAAGGACGTATTGGTGCATTTGAACCATAAAACTTGTATAGACCACCATCTGTGCCTTCATAAATCAAAAATTGAATCGCACCATTATATTGTGCAAACCAATGGAGAGTCTTTGGTACGACATGCAGTGCATATGCATTTGATATTCTTGATCCATCTAGTAATCCTCTGTCTCTTTCAAGTTTTATGTCTTCTAACTCAGTCAAAATACCTGATACCGTACTGCTAGGTTCGGTGATAAAAGGTGCTGGTGTAGGTCTAAAAACTGTTGTAGGAGGTGTATCAGACCTTGAACCAAGCGAGAACTGATTTGATGGTATCAAAGAAGGTATCAGAGATGGTTTTTCAATAGTGACCGATGAAACAACAACAGTATCATCAATTTTAGTTAGTTCTGAAGGGATTTCTCCGGAAGTAAAGTCTCTTGTTAGTCTAGTCCATCCTCCACCTTGTCTCCATGCATCTTGCGTATTCCAGGTCATGTCCTCTATTATCTCAGCCTTATTGGGTTTTGCAAACCATCTTTGGTCCATTCCCCTTAGTGGCAAAACTTTTACTTTCGTAGTTTTAATTGACATTATGCACCACCAAAATCACTCGTTGTCGGTCCATAGTTAATACGGAATCTTCTTGGTCGATCAAATCTCTCAAATCGTTTCCTTGTTTCATCCCTACTCAAATATCGTTTACGCATCTGATTCAACATTTCAAGTTTTCTTGAACGAAATATCTGTGCTTGGTCTGTAGCTTGCATCTGTAAGAACATATCCTCTAGTGTAGCATATACTAGAACGATATGATACTGCTTTGGGAATACTGGAGCATCATTGTCATTGGCCAATGTTCTTGGTCTTCTGTGATATCGTATATGGATTTCTTTGTCTAGACTTGGTGTATACCAAAACCTAACGTTTTGTCTTGCTCCGGGTTCATCAAAATAAATATAATCATTTGGAGATGCGTAGTTATAAGTAACAAGTTGTTTATTTCCAATTGTGTAAGGTATCAAATATTGATCTGTAAAGGATGTTGTTGTGCTTTCTAATATCTTAATTAATAGCCAAGGACCATCATTCGTTGTATCTCTACGATAGACATACTTTGCCATACCTGAATCAATTGGTGCTCCTAGGATTGATGCTCTCCACCCTAAATTATCCAAACCACTGATATCGATTGATGTCTTTGTTCCTGAATTGATATCTACGGACTCACTTGGTGGACCTTCTCTCCCCTCTGAAAATATTGTATATTTATACTCATATTGGGTGCTTGTTGCTAGTGTTCCACTTGTGGAAGAGGTTGCTAGTGTTGGATTGCTTATGGGAGTCAAACCCTCAAATGCTTCATCATCAACAATGGCAATAGGGTCACCAGTGTTATCTCTGTCTAGATATGCATACTCTTCACGTTTTCGTTCTATCTGAAACAAACGACCACGATCTGCATTCCTGTCTACGTATCCCAATACTTCAATACAATCAGCAGGAAGTGGTTGTCGATCAAATCTAATTTTGAAAGTTTGTAATGCAGTACTAGGAGTTCCATCAAAATTTTCACCAATAAAAAGATTGGTCGAATCAAAAACACGAATAATTTCAAATTCTTTATTCGTATCTGTGTTGATAAATGTTTGTCCTTCCATCTCGGAAGAAAATGTTCCTCCGGTGATGGTTACCTTTCGTAAATTACTTGTCTCTACTCGTATTGTTACAGTGGCACTTCCCTCAATCTCTTTACGCAACTGGATGGTTGTCTCTTTCTGCAAAAACAACCAATGAGCAGAATCGCAGATTTGCAGGTAGTGATCATTGATCCTACGCACAACTGAGTCACGATACTGCTGTAAGTTTGGATTGAAATCCATTTGGTCAAATATTCTTTGTCTTATTTCATTCAAATTCATACTCAAAACCCATATAAAAATGAAACCGACCATAGAGATCGGTTTCGCAATGAAATGTAGGTGGCGAACCTACGAGGAGAAAATCTGACCAAACCGATATTTTTTATTCTGCTAGATTGAATGGGTCAAGCAAGTATATATCTGCTCGACGTACACCATCAACTACAGTTGCATCTTCAAGTTGTACTGCAACACAAGGACCAGAAGAATCAAAATCTGCTGATGATATATCGGTCAAAGCACCTACAGTACTTGATGCAAAAAGTCGCGATCCTTCTGCGCCTGCATCGTGTAAGTGTATTGCATTTTCAAATAAACCCGCAACTTGAATATCAACGATTGCAAATCCACCAGTAGCAAGTGTAACGTCTTCTGCTAAAATTCCAAACGCAAACAATTCCATATTATCGTCACCAGTATCTGATAATTTACAAACATTTCCAAATCCAAATTCAGTTCTTGCTAAGGTAGCTACACCATTTACTAAAACGTGCGCATCTTTTGTAGCATCTGTTCTATATTCTAATGAAACTGCACTACCCTTTTTGAGAGTAGCCCCTGTTTCACCATCATCAAGATAAATGTACATTCTGACAAATTGTTCTTTATCACAAAAGTTGGCAACCTCTGTTCCTGCTAAATTTCGACGTGTACCTACACTGTCCAATCTTCTTATTTTTGACATAATTAAACTCCTTAAATATTAAATATTAAATAATGTTGATTAGAAAGATTCACCGTTAGTCAATACAGCAGAAGAACCCCAAGATTCTACCCACAGCTGACCACGAACCAATACTTCTGCGACTCGAACTTGGTATCCATTACCAACATTTTCGAAGTCACTCATTGAGAAGTATCCATCTCTAATTACTTTACTCCAACATACATAGATTGCATTTAAATCAATCAAGTAGAAGGAAATATCTGAGTTTGCTGAATCTACTGCTGACGATGGCATATGTGTTGATACGTGAGCAGGAACCCCAGCAATCATTAGATTCATGTTAGCTGCATCCAATCCTTCAGAACCAGAAGAAACCATGTAGCGTTCATTAGCTTGAATTGTACGCTTGTAGTTCTCCATTCCGCGTTCAGAACAAATAACTGTAAGCCCACTCAAATCATCAGTAGCACGTGCTTTAGCGGCTATGATGGTTCTGTAAAGTCCCACCAAACCTGCGGTGTTGAAAGAGTTACCAATATCAAAAAACTGATTGTTTGCACCTGGAAGAGCAGAATGTGTGGATTTTGAAAAACCACCAATAGTATTTGATTGTGAACCCGGAGCAGCTGCTTCCAACAACCCTTTTCCGGTAAAGTTGGAGTTACTACCATTTAGTGTGTTCCAATCTTCATATTGAGCAACACCACCTTGGATCATCTGCTTTTCGAACTGACGTTTTGCTTCATTCATTACAGATTTTGCTCTTCGTGATGCAAGTTCAATTGTTTGCAAATCCCCACCATTTAGATCTTCTTCTACGGCCGAAATACCAATAGGGTATGAAACCTCAGCAGGAGTAAGAACCATTGGTGATAGCACACCACTGAATGATAGGTTCATTTGCTCATATCCGGTGCGTCTACGTGTAGGTGAAGAGTGGTCACCTGTAGAAAATGATCCTATCCACTTATGCCCGGAACCTTTTGAAGGTTGTCCTTCTCCATGAAATCGCGCAAGTTCGGCCAAAAATGGAGTGGTGACATGTCTAACGTCACGTGCTTCTCTTGCTGCTTCAATAGAGGTAGCCGAAAGTAATTCGTTATCTACTGTTAATGATGTTGTTGGCATTATTGCTCCCTTAAAAATTATCTATTTTTTTGTTGTTGTCTAAGACGTTGTAATGCTTCGGGGTTATCCCTTAAATACATTATACGGGCTGTGTTGCCTCGTGTACCCTTATAGCCTTTTTCCGTAACCCAACTTGGAACTGGGTCTTTAGATTGACCATTGGATGATAATGTACTTTTGGATATTTGGGCAGCCGATTTTGCCCTTGCACTCCGTTCTTTTTGTATTCTATCTTGTTCTGCTTTTATGAGCCTTTGTCGGTCAACATGTGTATAGGCATCACTCAAGGATAATGGCTGACCCTTCTCTCTTCGTTCTTCCATAAGAGAACGAACTTGGCTTTTGAATTCTTTGTTTTCCATTTGTGGGTGTTGCTCTACAAACTTTTGGTATTCTGCCATTTGTTGACTTCGTTGAGCTGCTTGTGTAATTGGCTCTTGAAATTGTTTCATTGCACTCGCAACACCCTTGGAAATCCTTTGCTGAATACCTTCCTCAGAAAATGGGTCTGCTAGTTGTTCTTCTGGTATATCTGCTTGTTTCAACATTTGCTGAAACTTTGGGTCAAGCAACATTTTATTTAGTTGTGCTCGATTTTGAATCAAATCTTTCGCATCTTTTTTCAACTTCGCTTGGTACTCTTGTAGTTTGGTTTCTCGTTCCTCGAATACCTTAATCCGTTCTTCAAATTCTTTATTTTGTTGTGCTATTAAATGCTTCAAAACTCCCTTTGCCGAATCGGGTAATTTTTCCAAAGTTTTTTCGTCGATTTGTTCAATCAGTTGTGCATTGGGTTCTTCAGGAATTTCACCCAAAGCATTGTTAATGCGTTCTGACTTTGTAAGTTCTTTTGGAACTTCTTGTACTTGCGTTGTAGATTCTGCTACTTGCTCCACTTGGGGAGGAGTAGACTCTTCTACTTGAGGTGTTGGTTCGCCACCAGTTTCCATTTCTTGCTCTTGCATATTTTCTCCTTTTTTTTTAAATTTACATCATACCCATCATTGCTTGGTCATCTTCATCCATTTCGGAAGGACGCACTGGTGTCGCTTCCATATCAACTGGTTGCTCTTCAGGTTCCTCTTCCATTGGTTGTTGCATACGAGCCAACAATTGTTTATCACCAGCCATTTTCTTTAGAAGTGCTGTTGCTTTTCTGATACCCGCCTCTGTACTTAACTCAGATGGGTCCATCATATATTTTTCAAAATCAGCAGATAATGTAGAGATAAACGAAAAAATTATGACTATGGGTACAAAAACTTCTGGAGGAAATTGACCTTGCAATTTTTTTTCTGCTGGTTCATAATCAACTGCGACCATAGAATCATCTATTTTGTCAATAAATTTATTTACTTCTCCGACTAATTTCTTAACCAAAGAAGAATTTATTGGTTTTTCGATTTGTGGTGAAGCAGCTGCTATCGACTCAATCTGAGCCATACGTTCTTCCTCCATTGAACCCATAGCTTGTTCTGGAGAAGGAGCTGCCTGTCCTTGCAGTTCGTCTTCGTGAACGAATCCCATTTGTTTTAATTCAAGATGACGCTCGAATGTATCTGCTCTTTCAGACCGATTTGGGTCTTTCGGATCGAACATCATATGAGGCTTAAAATTTTCTCTATCCATGTCTAACTCCTTGGTTTATGTTTGAATTTTATATCATTTTTTCTTTGTCTGTACTCAGCAAAAGCAGGAGATTCCTTCATATCTTTTTCCAACTTTTGTACAATTTTTTTATCTTCCTCTGCTTCTTTGATTGCTTTTTGGTCTTGCATATCTCTTACACTAAAGTTTCCGGGTGCTTCTATTAAATTTCTTTTTTTCATTTCGCTCTTTCTATGATTTTTGCTTTTCAACCATGTTCCCATACCTCTATCGTAATATGGAAATTGCTCTGAAAAACGATCAATGTTTGGTCTTGATATATCCTTCTTGTATTCTGTGCCACCACAATTATTGCATGAAAACTTTTCTTCTAAAGGCATAAAATCTTCTTCTAATGTACCACAATGGGTACACACTACATTTATGAAAATAAACTTGTTATTTTGGAACTTATGCTCATTTTCTTCCGTAATCTCTTCCATTTTACCACCACAAGACTTGCATCTATCCCTGTCTGAATGTTCTTTTGAACGAAAAGACTTTAAATTACATGAATCACAAAAATAACTAATCATCTCATTCCCCTTTCATTGATTGAACAATCATCTGTATAGCCTGTTTTTGTTCCTCTGGAGGAAGTTGTCTTGCTTCATTTACTATTTCTACCATTTTGGGGTCGTTTTCAGTAACAATTAATAATTGCTCAAAGGCTTCTTCTGGTGCAACTTCAAGAAGTTGGTCTAAAGGATTTGGCTCTGCTTCTTTAGGGGCTTCTCCTTTTTGTTCTTTTTGATCAAAACCTTGTTCTCTAATTTTATTGAAAATGTAGTTTGGATGAAGATTAGGAGGTAACTCAAACTTATCGTGCAAACTTCGAAGAAGTTCTTCCCCAATTATACCCATTGGACCACCTTTGTTGGTCATATCATACAATGTAATCATTCGATCCATCAAACTTAATAAATTTGATTTACCCTCAGCATCAGCCATTGGAGTCCGACCAGCCTCTGCAAAACCAATCTTAAAATCAGAATCCAAGTCATCAGTAATTATTTCAATCAAGTCTCCTGTTGTATTTTGTAACACAAGTTTGTTTTCAGATCGTGGCTCTTCTCTTTGTTCTGGTGTTGGTACAAACTCTTCATCCTCTTCATCCTCTTCATATTCTGTTTCATTTGGTTCTCTTTCTTCTTCATTCTTGTTTATTTCATCAAGCCCTTCTTCCTCTCTTCTGTTGTCTAATTCGTCTTGTTGTAACTCTTGTCCTTCTTCATCTAAATGTTGCTCTGCCCCTTCAGAATCGCCTACGTCAAAGAAAGAGCCTACATATGCAGCTAAAACACGTTCGACTATTTCTACCAACCACAAATCTCTTTTCTCTGCGTGCCGACCAAATTCTGAATCTGTATGACGCTCAACTGCCCGGACTTCCTCTGCAGTTGCTTTTGTTATGACACCCAAAGCTGCCGGAGATATTGTTGTACTCCTATCGATATCTGCGTCAGCCAAACTCATTGTTTGTAATAAGTTTGAAGACATCGAGCCATGTTGTATAGGAACCACAACATTAGATAGATTACCGGCATATTGCTCATCTACTTCAATGATCACACCATCCTCACCAGATTTCAAATCTGTAAAAGCGTCTGCGTCTAGCGCGCCCTTTCTTGCCAAATATACCCTAGCATCCCTACGACTAGCATTACTAAGAAACGAACGCAAAGCATTAATTTCTTTTTGTTGTGGCATAAGTTGGTCTGTATAAGCCAGTCCTCTGTATGGGTATTCTGGTTCATGTTCAAAGATGAGTGGTACAATGTGTGCCATCGGATGACCTTTTGCATCAACAAGGGGGAGTGGACCCATGTATATGGGTAAATGCTCTCCCTCTCCATATCCCTCGTCAAGGACGTATATTTCAAGCCTCCCCTTGTACCTTGTTCCATCTGCGTCATAAAAATCATCCACCAAATTACAAAATTCTAGCACTCTGACAAATTCTTGATTGTCTGATACACTCGTATCCTCAGACGTTCTATAACGTTTTGTTCCAGCAATATAAGAACCCAAATAATCTTCCCTACCCGAACCGCCAATGTCATCCTCTTCCAATCCGTATTCTTCAATTATTTCTTGCTTTGGTCTATATGATACGTGACCGAAGAATCTAGCGTCTTCCCAATCGTGTACGTCAGAATCTAACACCATTTCCCAATACGGAAATACACGCATCCATACACGTGACAATCCTTCAGATGCCGGGTCATATCCTATTTTTGCTCCTGCTCCCTTGTATAATAATGCTTGTCGAGAAGCATTTAATATACGTTCACGCATTAGTGGTTGGTTCATCCAATCATTGACTACCAACTCTGCCTTCTCAGGATCTCCAGTTGTATATGGAGATTGTGAGATTACAACTTCTATTCGCCTTGGATATAGTGAAGATATATACCCGGACAAGGCCGGTTTGATACGATTGACTTCTATTTGATCCAATCTTGTCAATTCGTAATTTGTATTGTAGTCTTCTTGACCTTCTATGTATCTCCAATATTTTGTTGTGTAAGCTGCTTTGGCCAATGCCATTTGACTTTGATCGTTGTTCATCCGATTGTCATGAGCACGTAAGTGGTCTAAAACTTCTCTAGGTTTCAACATATCTTTGGTAAAATCATAACCATCAATCATATCTCTGTACATTTCAATACCTCATTGCTCTGCTAATTCTGTCCAGTGGGTGACCTCTTCTCTCACTTCTTCTCGCGTGACCTTGTTTCGCATTACCTTGAAAGCCAGGGCAAGTTCTAAGTGCCCAACACGAAAGAATAAATGCATCTGCATGATCATCATGATATCCATCTTGCCCCTCAATCTTACCATTTTTTTCACGTATATGCATAAGTTCTTGTATTGTTGCGTGGTCTTGCAAATAATATGCATCACTATTTACCATTTGTCTAGCATATGCAAATGCTTGCTCCTTTGAACCTCGATATGTTGTCCAATCTTTTCCCAAAGAGTCTTTCCAAATTGGTATTCCATCCTGTAATATTTTTCTTATAATAACTCTTCCTGCTCCACCAGTATTAGACTCAATGAGGCATCTTGCTCGATGATAGTAACGAGCCAAGTCTGATAGTTTCTCAGCAAACAAAACCTCTCCTCCTTGGTTTGTACTTAAAACTGCAACTTGGTTGCCCAACTCATCCATCACACATGCTGTTGCGTAGTCACCTCCAGTACACCAACTTGGATCGACACCAATAACGTAATCCATATCTAATTGTGGAGAATCATAAATCCTTAACTCATTTGCAATTGGCTTGCTTGGAAGATTATTCAATGCCTCTGTAAGATAATCAATGTCAAACCATGAACCCTCCAAAACAATAAATCCATCTTCTACTGTCAAAGGATATTCTCTTCGAAACCTACGCAATCCAATCCCTTCCACACCATGAACCATTTCATGTCTCCAATATAATTGCTCTATTGTAAGACCGTGATCAGCTGCCAAGTTCAACTCATCTTCATCTGGCTCCCAACCTTCTGGTGGCTTTTTTTGATATGCACGATGATCAGACCATTTCGAAAAAATAAACTTGGTGCTTGGGTCACCATTGCGCTCAGATTCTATTGCACTCATTACTCTTTGGTGATAAAAATTACCCGGACCATTTGGTGTGCTCACAATTATTATTTTTGTATCTGGTCCTTCATGCAAGGTACTCCTTAAACCAGCCCATATGTCTTCGGGATGCCTCCAAAATGCTAACTCCTCAGCGATTAGGCGTTGATACGTCCACCCTCGCCCGTGTGCATCTCCCAAAGCAGTCATGTGATCGATCAATGCCCCTGTCTTCTCTGAGATAAGAGTTTTATCGACTTTATTTATTCTGAATGGATTGGCATTTTTTAACGTTTGAGGCAAATGATCATAAAACGTACAAAACTTTCCAAACAATGATTTGGTAGTTTTCGAATGGTCTGCTACAACCAATGAACGAAGAGGCTTCTTTGCAGTGTATGTCTCGTAGAATGTATCTCCACAGTTTGCAGTACTTATACCTATTTGTCTGGGTTTTAAAACCACAACAGTTTTTATTTGTGGATTTCGTAACGCATTAATCAACGCAACTTGTTCGGAGAATGGCTCATCAAAACTCCTTACGTTTGCACTCATATCTTCAAATTTCAAACGTGCTATAAATTTACGTTTGTCAGCTAATATATTTTGATACATTATTCAAACCATTCAGAGTCCTCAGAGTCAAACCATTTCTCAATGCCTTGGTCTGAAGTTACTTCTGCTCTTTCTTTTGCCATTTCTACCATTTTCATTGCTATTTGCACTGCTTGTATGTCTCCTTCAGAGATGCGATTCATTAATGCTTGAGTGCTTTCATACTCCAATGCAAAAATATCAACCTGAGTAATACAAGCATGTTCCGGGAACATATCTCTCCACCAATCTAAAAAACCAACCTCAGAACTCCAAGTGTTCCATTTACCTATGGTAAGTGTAGGAATTCGATGACACCACTGACCAACAAGTTTTACTCCCTGATCATACAAACGTCTTACTTGCTTACGAATCTCTATTTGCTCTTCTGTTGGTTCGAATTCCATTTTTCACCTACCACATATCCGTGTTCATTTACGTCACCCATCTTAACACTTTCTCTTGCTTTCCGATCTATTTGATCAAAACTCATTTGCTCTTTGGGTGATTTATTTCTATTTTCATTCTGCATTCTTTTTCGCAAAAGAGCAAATCGCTTCAATTCCTCAGCAGTCATATTTCTTGCCATAATAAAAAAACCTCAAAATGTTTACAGATATATCATACCATGTAAAGAAACTCTATTTTTTTTGACGCGTTGATTTTGATGGTGTAGACCCTTTTTTCATTTCTGCCAACAACTCAGCCATCAGTTGATTGGATTTCTGTTGCTCTTCTCGTAAAGCATTGATTTGATTTTCTTGCTCTTGTAGTTTGATTGCTTGAGCTTCAATCAATGCCTTTGACTCTTCATCCACAATCGCCTCTGAAGATGGAGTGTTTTTCATCATCAATTTCATCATTTCAGGGTCAAAAGTTTCTTTACGTGTTGTTGGTCTACCCATTTCATATGCCAAATCACGCTCTCCTTTTATATCAACAAACTCTACACCAAGGATGAGATAATCATACTGTAGTGTGATTTTCTGTGTTTGAATGTTCCCTTTGTCGTCTTTTCCTACTGTAGTGTTATTGGTTACAATACGATTTTCAATCTTGACCTCATAATCGAAAACTTCCCACCTACCATTGGGCTGAACTGCTGTATATGTATCGATACACCATTCAAGACCCACCTCAATCATATTAACCCAAGTTGGCTCGTCAACCTTACCCAAAACATTTGCTATCGGCCATTCAAATACATATTGATATTTACGATTGTTCTTGATTCCTTCTTTTTTCGTTTTGTTAAATTCGACAACCTTCTCAACATAATCTCTGAGTTTAGACAAATCTAATATTTTTGGATTTTGTGTCGGTTTCTCTTCATCATCAATTCGTTTCCGGGCATAACCAGTCAGTGAACGATTGCGTTCTTTTGCTTTTTTTATAATACTCATTTTTTCTCCTTTTTTAATGAACTAAGTGTTTTTGTTATTTTGTAACTTTTTTTCTAATTGCTCTAACCGTTGTAAACGTTTTTGCAGCTCTAAATATGCCTCCTTCTCTTTTATTTGCTTCTCAGCCAGTTCCTTCTCCCTTTCCATTCTCTCCAGAAACTGGCTACTCCTCGCCACGCGTTTTCTCCTCTCCATTTCTTTGCGCTCTTCCATTCTTTTTAGTTTTTCTCTTTTCTTTGCTTCCCTACTCCTCTTGCGTTTGTTCTGTAATTCAATCCTTATTTCACCTAAATCTCTGATAACTGCTCCTAACTCCTCATTGGTTATTCGTATGTAGTCAGCCATACGAATCACACTTTGAACATCCGGTGCATGTTTTCGGTTTGGCTTAAACCAATGCGATGATGCCCCACTTGACAATTTGCATATCCGATTTAAATCTGCTTTGTTGGGAAAAAGTTGTAAAAGTTTATCTAAAGTATCAATCATCCTGACAAGTCGTTCCAATTTGGGTATACTATATCATATATTTTTTCCATAGGAGTCAAAATGTTTCAAGGAATTGCAGAAGTTGAAAACACATACCAACAACCTGAGTTCTTATATGTAATTACATGTGGAACGAAATCCGAAAAAAACGGTATACCAACACAAACAGATAAATTTTTCATAAAAGAAAAAAATATCTCCTACATCAAAATCAGAAACAGAGAAGTCATGATGCGTGAAAATGCAGCTGACTTCGTAAAATTTAATCTGTCCGATAAAAAAGAACTTCGAACAGAACTTAAATTTATAATTCCTTATCCTGTTCATATGAGAGAAGGTTGGGCATCAATGCAAGATTCCCTCAATTTCTATTTGAAAGCACAACAAATCAAAGGCATCAAACAACATCCACAACTCGCACCATCTTGCACAGGAGATGGAATAAAGGCTCGACAATGGGATGGAAAAGAATACAATGACATTGATTGCCCAAATTTCAAGTGTGAACACAGAAAGGGAGACTCCCCATCTTGCAAACCACTTCTTCAACTGTATTTACAGCTACAATGGGATATCGACAAACCCTGGGGAACACTCCCCACTCCAATCGTCAAATATGAATCTCGTTCATGGTTCAACCTAACAAAAAAAGTTTTACCTTTTTTTAGGCAATTACACACACGTGCTATGGGATTGGGTTACAATGATTATACATTTGAAAATCTACCAATAAAAATAACCTTAACCAAACGTAGATCTACAAGAGGTTCAAACGTACCTGCTATCGATATCAAACTCGATGGTAATTTCGTTGAATTCCTCAAAGATCAAAAAGGAGAATAAATGATTAATCTCTACAATCAAGATTGTTTGTCTGCTATGAAAAAAATGGAAAATGACTCTTTTGACTTGGCGATTGTAGACCCACCCTACTTCAAAGAATATGGAAGAAAAAATTATACTGGCTATGATGTCTCAAAAGCCAACGTCAAAAGACAAACAAAAAAAATAAAGAACTGGTCGGTTCCAAATCAAGAATATTTTGACCAACTTTTCCGAGTCAGCAAAAACCAAATTATTTGGGGGGCTAATTATTATGCTCACCTAATACCTCATACAGGTAGAATCATTTGGTTTAAAAAAAATATGTCAAGCACATTTTCAAAATGCGAAATCGCAAGTCACTCCTTTGGTGTTCGTGTAGATTATTTTGCATTCAAATGGAACGGTATGATTCAAGAAAACATGAAAAACAAAGAACAACGTATCCATCCAACACAAAAACCACTAGCATTATATACTTGGCTATTATCTAACTACGCAAAACAAGGCGATAAAATATTAGATACACACCTCGGCTCAGGCTCTATTGCAATCGCATGCGACAACCTTGGATTTGATTTGGATGGATATGAGATTGATGAAGAATATTATAAAAAGGCTTCCAAACGATTAGAACTACACCAAAAACAACTTAAACTATTCCCTCAAGGAGGATAATATGTCATTCACACCAGAAGAAGCAATTAAACACGCAAAAAAAATACTCAAACTGAAAAAACGTCTTCGTAAATCCATAAAATGGGAAATCCAAGAAATGGCTAATGGCTCAGACCTCAACGGAGTTCGTAAAAAATACTACAAAGGCAAACCAAATCTATACTTCGAATCCGTACTGCATTTAATCGAAAAAGGAGAGAAAAATGAAGAAAACAAAGGATAGCAACGAGTTCTACCATAGCCAAAAGGATTATATCTCTTCCTCTGCTATAAAAACTATCGCTAAAAAATCAGTCCTACATTTCATGGAACAAAAACCATTCAAATCAGACGCTCTAACAATAGGCTCTGCATTTCATTGCTACGTTCTAGAAAATGACCTGTTTTTCAACGAATTCATTATATCACCAAAATTTAATCGTAGAACCAAGTCCGGTAAAGAAGAATACGCAAAACTCCAAGCACAAGCACAAGCAACCGGAAAACAACTGATCAATGAACTCGACTACAGAATGATTCAAACCATGTCAGAGAAAATATTCGAAGACAAAACTTGCAACGAACTCCTCTCAAATGGAGAACCTGAAGTTAGTTTTTATTGCGAAAATTTCCTCGATATCAAAGTCAGAGTTCGCCCGGACTACTACAAAGAAGGACAATACATCATTGATCTTAAATCCTGCCAAGATGCAAGCCCTAGAGCATTTAGATACGATATCCTTAAATATGGATGGCACATACAAGCTGCATTTTATATGGATGTCCTCGAAGTAAATGACTTCTATTTCATTGCATCCGAAAAACAACACCCATACGCGTGCCAAACATACAAACTCTCGGACCACCTCATAAACGAAGGACGTATCGCTTACATGGATGCCATCGCAAGTTGGAAAAACTTTCTTGAATTCGGAACAATCGAAAAATACAAAACCGATAACATGGACGATAAGGGAGTCATTACACTATGAAATACCTTAGCCTCTTCTCTGGTATCGAAGCAGCTACTGTTGGTTGGCATCACCTCGGTTGGGAATGCGTTGGAGTATCCGAAATCGATCCCTTCGCATGCGAAGTGCTTTTGCAAAGACTACCCGGCATTCCAAATCTTGGCGATATAACCAAAATAACAAAGGAACAACTCAATGAAATACAATCAAATGGACTTGATATCGTGGTTGGCGGGTCACCCTGCCAATCCTTCAGTATCTGTGGACTCAGAAAAGGACTCGAAGACCCTAGAGGAAACCTCATGCTCGAATACATCAGAGTTGTCGCAACAATTCTCCCAACATATTTTATCTGGGAAAATGTTCCGGGTGTCCTTTCCAGCAACGGAGGAAAAGACTTTGGAACCCTCTTGCAAGCGATGGAAAAACTCGGGTATCAGTTGTGCTGGAGAACTTTTGACAGCAAAAACTTCGGAGTCCCACAACGACGCAGAAGAGTGTTTCTTGTCGGAAGTCTTGCAAACAACAAACATCCATTCGAAATTCTTTTTGAGTCCGAAAGCTGCCAAGGGAATCATCCAAAGAGCAGAGAAACGAGGAAAGACAATACCCCCAAAACTCCTGCAAGCACTGAAGAACACGATAGGATCTTCCTAACAAATACACGTAGTGAAGTTAGGTATAGTGGTGGCGATGGTCTTACTGCCGGTTGCATTAGTGCATCAAGTGGAGTGAATCAAACCAATTATTTAATGACAAAAACTCCTGAAAGCAATCAAGTACCACTCATCGTGTTCCCCTTTAAAAATAAAAAAGTATACCGACTAGCATCACTCAAAACCGGAGGAACCGTTGAATCAAAAGTGTCTCCCACCCTCACAAGTGGAATGAGCATGGGCGACACACTACCCGTTACTATATATACTTCAGACAAACAATACGCAGCTACTCTCTGCGCCAGAGACCACAAAGGAATTTCTTCCGATTCCTTTGGACACGATAGCACACAACTCGTAAGGAATAAAACAAGAGTCAGAAGACTGACACCAATCGAATGCGAACGACTACAAGGATTCCCTGACAACTGGACTCAAATATCTTGGAGAGGCAAAGAACCCAAAGAATGCCCAACTTCACACAGATACAAATGCCTCGGTAACTCCATGACAACAAACGTCATGAGATGGATCGGAGAAAGAATTGCCGGTGTTCCCACTTCTATTCATAAATCTAAAAAAAAAATTACTCCATCTGCTATAACATTTCATTCTGCGATGCCAACGGAACCCGTAAAGACCGAATAAACGGTGGACTTTACATTAACGAAACCCAATCCTCAACAACCTTAACTACCCAAAATAACTACAACACGGTCGTCCTATGCAACTCTCCCTCCCATTCAAAATAAATCAACCAAAACCCACACAACCCAAACCCTTCACACATAAATACCACGTTATCTACTGTGATCCACCTTGGGATTACAACGAACGTACATTTCTCAATAAACAAGTAAACGATACTGGAGCAGCCTCTGACCACTACCCAACTATGACTCCACAAGAACTCATCGACTTCGGACAAAAAGTCAAATCCATATGCACCAAATCATCCATCTGCTACATGTGGACTACTGGACCACAACTCGATATCTCTCTTGACGTTCTCAAAGCATGGGGATTTACATACAAAACTATCGCCTTCGTTTGGGATAAACAACGCACTAACCCAGGATACTACACCATGAGCCAAACCGAACTATGTATCGTAGGAACAAAAAAAAGCATACCCAAACCGAGAGGCATTCGCAACGCAAGACAATTCCACTCCATCCCTCGTTCCAAAAAACACTCCGAAAAACCCACCATATTCAGAGACATTATTCACCAAATGCACCCGGAACAAAATAAAATCGAACTCTTTGCACGAAATGATGACCAACATTGGGATGTATGGGGATACGATGCCCCTACACCCGTGGCCTTGCCATTCTGAAAAAAGAACGACATATCTCCTCACTACTACCATCCATCGCCTGTATCAACCATCGCAACATTACATCCGATGGATAACAACCCTTATGTATCCAAACACTCATACGAGTCTGATCAATCCCTACCCTACACGATAAATCCTTCATCGTCATACAACCCTTGTACCTATTCAACCAATCACGTATATGATCGCAATCCTCCTCCGGGTACTCATATACTATTACTCCTAATATATACTCCACAAACAAATCCTCAACATCCTCTCCCAATAAACGCGACAATCCAAATACAACACGAAATACCGTATGCATATGATGAGAACCACTGTCATGCGCTCTCAAATTATACAATAACGATAACGACATTCCACACGTCTTCGCTATGTCCACATACTTCATATGAGAACATTTTTTATCTAAAAAATCCTTCAACTACTTTCGCTCTCGATATATCTGAATACACCTGTCATCCAATCCCTCTTCCCCACGACAAGTCTCTAATATCACCAACGTATTCTGCACATTACTAATCGCACTACAATCAGATCCAGACACCTTCGCATCTACACCACGCGTCTGCATCAGACAAAACATTTCCCTACATAACAAATCACCATTGTCTTTTATGTAATCAGATGAACAAGGAATCTTGAGTAAATCTATGTTTGTTAATTTTTCTGCTACCTTACTCTCTGTGATTACTACCGGCTCAGGCTGTTCTATGACTACTGGTTCTTTACTCCTCTTGACATACAACGTACCACCAACACCCAACAATGCACCACCAATTATACTATATATTACTAACATTTTACTCCTCAATAACTCGGTCAACATATACTACCTCCTCATCTGACGATTCATACACAGACGTTCTTATTATTCGTATCAACTCTTGCACAATCTCTTCTCTAGCCTGTATATCCTTTTCCTGCAACAACATCACACCTACAGCAGCTGCAATCATATGCAAACACTCATCTACCGTATGACCCTCAAAAGAATCTATGATGGATACCGTTTTATCCATCATCTTCATAATCTGCTCTTCTCTTAACATGGTGGCCACTCCTTTGAATGCCTTCTCGAATACTTATATGCACATCGTTGCACAGCCTTAATCGTTTGTCCATATCTTTGAGCAATCTTCATCCAAGACATACCTATGCGTTTACATCGATAAATGCTCTCTCCTTTCGTAATACTTTTTATTGGCCAAGGTAAGTTCTCTCTATGAGCATACGAACGTGCTGAAACAGACGCACCCTTATGGGAACTATATCCTAACTCTTCTGCAATCTCTGACCAAGAAATACGTGCTGATACACGCATCTCATATGCTATCCTACCTCTACTTTTACCTTGTACTGCCATTTGTTTTTATCTCCAAAAGTCTACTTATAAAAACTCATAACTCTGTCCAAGGCCAATTACTAGACTTCCTATTCTTCGTTCTAAAATAACGACGCAATTCTCTCTCCTTTTGTATAGCATATTCTCGTTGCCATGCCCAATACTCCCTAATCTCTCCAAACTTAATACCCAGCTTAGGCATATGCATCTGTAATAACTTTGCTCCTGCTAATGCATCTGACTCAGCATCGTGATTATTAATAGGAACTCCAAACTGCTTACATACATTGACCAGTTTGTGATTACCCTTTCCCTGTGGTCTATTACAAACAGCCATTGCCAGTACCTTTCCACATATACCAATAAATGGATGACTCACACCCACTGTCCTACGTAACTCCGAATCCAACATCCCCCAATCAAATGGCAGATTGTAAGCTGCTAAAAATCTATTCTGTAAATGAATCATCATATCTGGTAACTGTTGTAAGAATGTTGGTTTATCCACAACGTCTTGATCATATATACCATGAATCTTACTCGTAACCTTTGGTATAGGAATCTGCGGATTGATAACTTGTGAATATACTACCTCTGGCTCACCTTTCCCTAGTTCCAAATGAACAATCGCTACCGATACAACTCTTGCTTCTCCTATGATTAAACCAGTTGTCTCAAAATCTATGTATGCTATTTTACTTCCGTAAAGCCCTTTGGACAACCACTCTTCTTTGTACTTTTTCAAATTTTCCATTTTGTATTTCTCCTAATACCAACTCAAATGTGTCATCTGCCCATACCAATATTGGCATTGGCTTACCTAACCGAAGAAACTTATTGACTTGTGCAATCAACCAAATTCTTTTCGGTTCTGTTCCTATACAATAACCCATAAATACTTCTCTTGGCAATTCCAACACTTGACATAATCTGTCAATGTTTTTGTAACCATAAACTTTGCCCTGATACTCCAATAGGATCTTTCCAGTATTGTTTAATTCTTTCAACATATAACATAGTATAACATAGTGATAGCCCCATTGGAATGGGGCAGAATCTTTGCTCTACTGAGCGACGATAAAGGCTATCGGTCTAAAGACCTTACACCTTTTCATCCCTCAGTAGCGATTCTGCCTACTCTTTTCCAATGGGGCTATCATCAGACGTTTTGATATGCCTTGCAGCTGCATAGCTTTATCGTTCTGTTTGAGTATGGCCATATAGAATATCTAAGGATACGATCCTAAAAAAAAAAAATTAAAAAAATATATTCTCTCATATCCGATATTCATATATTTATTTGATAATATTATATTGACAATGTAAATAATAACAGTTAAGTAATCTATAGATTCAATTCTGAATCGAAAAACCTTAACATTTCAATGGAGAAAAAACCTATGGGTATTTCCTTAGAAAAATATAGTGAACGTCGTGCACTAATTAAAAGACACGGTATGATATTAACAGAGAAGATATGTAGAGTTCTTAAAGATCATATAGGACTTGATGTCAGTTCTATTTATTATGACTTGAGATTGTTTCCTTACTATGGTGATATTGAACACTATTGGGAAGTTGATGATATTTCTGAGTCAGTAATAGTATCTGAGGAATTTGCTACATGGCTAGATAGTAATAAAGACTCTGAAGGACAAGATCATATTGTAACCGATCTTGGTGACTATAAAGTATGGCATATCATGCCGCTTTTCAGTGGCACTGATCTTCATAATGAATCAAGTGTTATCAACTTTGCATCAACATTGCTATAAACCTATCTTAACTCATACCTTTTCGGTGGCATAGGTAAAACCGATTTATTTCAAAGGAGAAAAAAATGCATATACATAAAACTGATTCTGTTTACTTTTCAATGGCCGAGATGGGATCTTATAACATATTCTACATTCATGACTGTTCTGTATACTGTCCTGCTTGCTTGAAGCAAGCAATCGAAAATAATGAAGAGTGGACTACACCAATAGAAGGATCTGACTCAATCATGAATGATGAAATATCACGTTGTACGAATTGGGATCAAATTGATCTTTGGTGTTCTGTATGTGATAAAAACTTGCCATTGGAATATGGTGACACATATGAGACTATGATGGAATACATAGCAAATATTGATGAAACATCCAATGAAGACGAAGTAGAGAAAGCAAATGAATTCCGTGAAATACTGAAAAAGCACGGATATGAAATTTAATCACCAAAGAAGTGGGGTCCTCCTGGATCACACTTCGCGTGATAGAACGAATGTGATAGTTCCGGGAAACCGAAACTGGGAGGAGAGGAGAGGAGAAGAAGGTAAAGGGCTATCATACATCGGTGATGTATGACTTTTATGTGAT